TGTTACTAATCGTTTTTAATTTGTGGATAGTGCGGGACTCGAACCCGCTACATTTTACTAATTGTGCCGCCTTTGCTATCCTATTAGTTAGTTTGTATAAGTACCGTTCGGTACGAGCCTAGGAGATACTTACTAGTGTACTTATACTAACCTAACATTGTACCATAACCTCTACGCTGAGTTAACTTTGATATGCGAGCAGCATCGCTACTTGACATTATCTGTATAGAGTTACCTGTTTTGTGGTTTATTAGTGGTGCACAACCATATGCTTCTGTAGTTGAGCAGTTAACACAGTTACTATAACCAAGATTAACTCTGCCTTGAGGTATTATATTTCCACACTTACACTTCATTACTCTGCAATATAAGTTAGACCTCTGTAGTTGAACCAAGTAGTTATTTCACTTGTACCAAATTTTGGTGGTAAACTACATATAGTGTATGGTTTGTATGGTATACCATTTAATTCTATTTTGTTTGCTTTTTTAAATTTAATTTTGTTTGACATAATTTTTTATTTATATTATCTGTTACTATTTGTATTTATTTTGTGTATCAATTTCTATACAATTTACTATTGCTCTATGTAATAATTCTTCTTGTAATTCTTTATCTGTTTTTGGTACTTCATTGTCCCACACTTCATAGATAAACTTATAACACTCAGTTTTTGTTCTAAAAAAACTACCTTTTTCTCTACCATAACTATCAATTACATTTACTGAATAGTGTGTATTACCTTCATACTTTTTTATATTATAATCTCTCATAGTTTATTATTTTATTCTATTATATAATTCTTTTATTACATCTAACATATATTCTTCTCTGTCTTTTACAAATCTATTATCTGACTCTGTATAGTTACCATACTCATACATATACTCTTCTAACTTGTCATATATATTATCTATTACTGTATCTACTGTTTCTTCTATTATTTTATTCTCTGACATAATTTATTTATTTTAATTAATATTTTTGTTTATATTATCTTACTTACATTGTATTTATATTGTGAATAGTATGACATTAGGGTGTTACTCTAGTTTAATTAACTACCTTATGTCACACTTTACATAAAGGTATACTATTTGTTTAGTTGATATTTTTAGTTGAGAGGTATTGTACTACTTCTCTTAGTGTACAATTAGATAAACTACTAATGACACTACAAATACTACATAAGTTAATAGTACAAAAGTTAATGGATTATACTTGTAAATTGTTTTTAATTTTTCTAACATATTTTATTATTTTTGGTTACATATATATTATCTTATAGTGTTCGTATCTATGTTGTGCGAGCGGCGCTGTTGCTATACATCGTGCTATACACGAGTGCTTTCGCACTCTGTGTCAACACTCTGTATTATCTACAGAATGTTGGTATGTTATTAGTATTTGTGTATGACTTATACTTTTTGAAACAAGACATGTTATCAAATCTTTTTTTGTTTCTGTTGTATACTTCATCATGATTGTAAGTAACTTCTTTACCTTTTTTAGTTGTGAATGTTATTACTGTATTTGTACCAATTAGTGATTTTCTGATTACAAATCTTTTTGTTATTAGTTTGTTTAATTTGTTTGACATAGTTTTTAATTTTAAGTTATTAATTTATTTATATATATTATCTATTGTTGTTAGTATTTATATTGTGAGTTGTTTATATTATTTAAGAGAATATTTATTTAATTTAGAAGAGTTTAATAAGTCTTTTATATTTTTATTTTTAATTGAGTTTATATTTATATATATTAAAGAGTTTAATTTAATTATATTTTTTATATTTATTTTATTATAATAAGTTGGTAAATTATTTATTAAAAAAGGTATATATATATTATTATTTAATTTTAATATTTGTTGGTTATTTAATTTTAATTTGTTCATAGTTTTTATTTATATTATCTGATGACAGTCGTATTAGTATTGTGCACTGGCTAGCGAGTATGCTATACAGCGTGCTATACACGCGGCCGCTGGGGGCGGGCTGCTGTGGCCCCCTAGAAAAAAGCTAAAATATTCTATGCAATTATATTTGCAACGGCCGTACGCAAAGTAATTTAAACGCTAAAATTTTGCAACAAAAAGCCAAAAACGAAGGGGCGGTGGGCAAAGTAGGTTGCGTTTTAGTAGGTGCTGGGCCCCTCGGGGGAGGGGGTGATACACCTAACCCCAGTATTTACGATATAATTGTAAATTATTAATTTACTATGTAATAATACTATATATGAAAAGTTCACCAATAAAAATAAAGCAGAAGTTATCTCCTACGGCAGCAGCTGCAAAAAAAGCTAGAGACATAGCTATGGCTAAAACGCCGGCTAGAAGACGTAAAAAAGCTCAGAACCAAAGACTAGGCCAAAGAAGTGATAGTGACATACATCACATGTCAAATGGTAAGGTGAAAAGAACAAGTATAAAAAATAACCGCGGCAATTTTGGCAACGGTACAAAAAACGAATAACATGGCAAATAAAAAAAGAGTACCTTTTCAGTTAAGAAGTGGGAATTCACCTTTAAAAGTAGGTGGTGCGATAATTAGAGGCGGAAAGTGGTTATACAAAAAATTTGTACCAGTAGGTGCAACGGCTGAAACAGCTTATAATGTTAAAACAAAGAGTAAACCAGAGAAGATACTAAGAGATCTTGATTCTTGGGTGACCGGTGGTTTAGGCGCTTATGCTTACGATTTGCCAGGACGTATTAGAAAATATAACAAAAACATAGAAAAAAATAGAAAAAACTACAAAGCAAAGCACTTAGATAAAATACATAGTAAGTCTACGCATAAAACTTCAAAGTTGAAGTTACCAACTAATACTTTCCCAAAAGCTAATCTAGATTAAAAACAAATATATGGCATTTAAAATGAATCGTCCTATAATAAAGGGCTCAGCTTTACATAAAAAAAGAAAAGTAGTATCTCAGGCAAGAATTACGCCTGATGCAGCTTTAGTAGAAGCTAGCAAAGAGTTAGGTAAATCTATGCTTGGGCCAAAAATAGATTATTCTGTTGACCGTGAATGGAAATTAAGTTACGATCCTATTGAGTCTAGACTTAAAAAAATAGAAAAAGGTCAAGACGAAATTGAAGAATTAATAACAGAAGATGATAGAGACAAAAGAAGTACTTTAGAAGAACAAGTAGATCGAGGTTTTTTAGAAGGAGAAGAAAGTTTTTTAGAAAAAGATAGACCATTAGGTGCTCCATACTCTAGAAGTGTTTTAGAAGCTGGTGAAAAAAAACTAGAAAGAGCATATAAAAATATTTTTAAAAACAGGGTGAGAGGCGGCGCGATTGATAACATGATATTTGATAAAAATTTTAAAACAAAGTAATATGGCATTTAAAATGAAAGGTAATCCTATGAAATTAGGAAAAATACAAGGAACAAGTGGACATGCTAAAGCTATTAAAGTTGCTACTGCAACGCCAGGAGAATCACCTAATAAAATTTTAGGTGTTAAAAAAAAGTACGAGAAAGCAAAAAAAGGTGTAGAAAAACTTTACAAATTTATTACAGGAGGAGGTGATGATGCTGCAAAAAAAGTAACATCAAAGAAAAAAACTAGTGGTAAGAAAAAATCTAGTGGGAAAAAAGGAGACAAGAAAAAAACAGACAAGAAAAAAGATAAACCAAAAGTAACAAATAAAAACAAAGAAACAGAGATCCAAATTGATAATACTAAGACCGAAAAAACTAAATACGATAAATTATCTAAAAAAGACAAAGCCGAATTTAATAAATTAGCTGAAGAAGTTAAAAATTTAGATAAAAACAGTAAAGAATACGTTACAAAGCAAAATAGAATAAACGAAATAATGGGTGTTAAAACAAGACGTACATATACACCACCTAAAACTAAGAAAAAAACAACTCAACAACAATTTGATGATCTTAATAAAAAAATAGATGAATTAAAGTCAGGTCAAACGCCAAGACAAATAGGAACAACAGGTTATGACCAGTACAATCAACCTTTTTCAGGTGCAAACTACAAAGAAAGACTAATTAATCACTTTAGAAGAAATAGAGGTAAGTATGGTTTAGCTGCGGGCACCATAGTTACAGGTGCTGTTGGATACAAAATAATATCTGATTTTGAAAAAACATCAAACGAAAGAATTAAATCAATGAATGAAGCGCTAAAATTACTTAATACAGAAAATAATAAAACTAATACAAGTAATACAGGCACAGATACCGAGATAATTAGAGTTGATAACCCCCAACAAACAGGTGTTAAGACGTATACTGATGAAGAATTTGATAAATTAAAATAAAATATAGGGAAAGTCCCTAAACCAAGTTATTAACCAAAAAAAAACCAAAAAAATGACTTATTTATATTACAAGACTAGCACATTGACTAGCAACACAAAACCAAATGAAAAAACTATTAACCAGTGGAAGCATCTAGCTGACAAAAAAAACTGGAGAATTACACAATTACCTAACGGTTTTTACCAAACCGAGGTAAATGATCCAGAAAATAATAAAAATTGGCATGATGTTACACGTAGAGAGACCATAGAAGGCGCTGAAGCAGCAATTGATGGAAGCGTTGACCATTTCTCTAAAAAAATAGAGGCTACAAAAGGGCCAAAAGTAGTGAAAACATTTGAATAATACATAAAAAAACAAAAAATGAAAAAAAATCCAATACTAATGAAGGCTACAAAAGGAGGATCTATGCAAGAAAATTATAATTCTGACTCTCCTGCAAAAATTTTAGGATTATTTGAAAAGGGTAAAAAAATATATAAAGGTGTTAAAAAGATTTATAAATCTATTACAGGAACAAAGAAAACGAATATGGATAGCATGGTATATAGTCCTAACCCTAAAAAGTATCATAAAAAGTACAATCCTAAAGTAACTGGTAATATTACTTATAAACCAAAAAGCGGTGGTAAAACCAAAATTAAAGTAAGTGAAGTTACAGATAAAAAAGGTAAAACTAAGCTTAAAACAGGAGCGGGTACTTATGATTTTACTAATAATGCAAAAGACAGGCAAAAAATTGATGCAATTGTAAACAGAATGAACAAGCTCATAAAAAAGGACAAAGGTTTTCTTAATAAATTAAAAGACGAACATGGCAATATAGTTAAAAGAGGCAATAAGTAGTAAAAATAGCAGTACAATTTAATTAAATTTAATCAAATATGGAATACAATCATCCTAGCGAGATTGTCAAAGACGTGAATTTTGGCGAAAACGCTAATAAAAAAGTAGTTGCTGGTGTAGAAAAGCTAGCAAAAGCAGTAAAATCAACCTTAGGAGCATCTGGAAAGTGCGTTATATACGAAGACGCCAGAGGTCTCCCGGTCATAACAAAAGACGGTGTAACAGT